GAAATCAACTCAATTAAACGTTAGTAAAAAATGGAATTCTATGATGAAAACCATACAAATTGCTGATGGTAAAGGGGGATTTGCTATACCTCCTATGCACGGAGTTGTTTATAATCTAGCATCTACCTTACAAAAGAACGACAAAGGTTCTTGGTATGGCTGGGTTGTAACGCAGGACAGAATTTTAGGTCAAGCAGATAAGGCTTTGTACTTAAGTGCAAAAGACTTTTCTGGGAATGTATCTAAAGGGACCGTTCAAACAAAAGCTGATGTAGAAGAGAAGGTATCGGACTCAACTCCGTACTAAATAAAATAGGGGGATTGTGAGATCCCCCTTTACAAAGAAAGTAGAAGTGGTAATGACTAAATTCAAATCAATATTTCAAGGATTAGAAATCGCTTATGGACAATATCAACCCGGTGAGCGAGGAGAGAACGGCAAGCAAAAAGGAAAAGCTTTTATTGTACGTGGTTCCGTCACCGACGAACACTGGAACAATCATCTCAAAGGAGAAGGAGCAGCCCTTGGGATTATCCCTATCACAGAAAATAATGATTGTAGGTGGGGGTGCATTGATATTGACGAATATAACCTTGATCACATTGGCCTCATTAAAAGTATTAGGAATCATAAACTCCCATTAATAGTTTGTCGTAGTAAATCAGGCGGCGCACACGTATTTTTATTTACCAAAGAAAACATTCCTGCATCATTGATGCAATCAAAATTAAAAGAGATGTCTATCATACTTGGTTATGAAGGCTCTGAAATATTTCCAAAACAAACAGAGATACTTGTTGAACGTGGGGACACAGGTAACTTTTTAAATTTACCCTACTACAATGAAATGAAAGGACTACGTTATGCTATCAACGATAATGGCGCCGGTTGTACACTTGAGGAATTTTATAAGCTCTATGATGTTTACGCTCGGACTAAAGAACAAGTCGAAGAAATCAAAACAGAAGAGAAAAAAATAGAAGAAGCATTTCCTGGAGGACCCCCTTGCTTAAACAAATTAGCATCAATAGGTTTTGGTGAGGGTTCCAGAAACAATGCATTATTTAATGTAGCAGTTTACTATAAACAATCATCACCAGATAGTTGGGAAGATGAAATTGTAAAAGCAAATATGAAATTTATGGACCCACCATTAAGTAATAGTGAGGTTCAACAACTAATTAAATCTGTAAATAGAAAAGGTTATGACAAGTATAGATGTAAAGATGCACCTATTAATGCAGTATGTCAATCAGGTTTATGTAGAACAAAAAGATTTGGTGTAGGGTTTGGAGAAGAAGAGATGCCTGTATTGGGTAGTCTTACAAAATATTCTTCAACACCACCACAATGGTTTTTAAGTGTAGATAAAAAAAGAATAGAATTAAAATCAGAACAACTTTATAGTCCAAACTTATTTGCACTAGCGTGTTTAGATCAAGCTAATTTAATTGTACCAATACCAAAACCAAAAGATTGGAAGCAGCATTTTTTAAAACCAATGATGCAAGGTTTACAAGAAGTAGAACCATTGGAGTCTTTAGATCCAGAGAATGAGCTTACAGGATTATTACAAGATTGGACTACTAACAGACAATCAGCAAGAACTATGGATGATGTATTTAATAAGCTGCCATTCACAGATGAGAAAAAGGAATTTACTTATTTTAGAATGGAAGACTTTTATAATTTTTGTAAACGAAATCACTGGGAAATGGATAAAACTAAAACAGGTAACTTATTAAAAAGGTTAACTAAAAAAGCTGGGTATGCAGAAGATCTATTTATATGTGAGGAACGCGTAAGAATTAAGAAACAACAACCAAGGCTAATTAAGATTAAAACAATGAAACAAACCGAGGCGTCTGTTTCTAAAACACCATATCAAATAGAAAACTTTTAATGTTTGATAAGGATGTTGGAGCTAATTGGCATTTACGGTTTCGTTTAAAATTAGAAGAATTACAAAAAGAAAATGAAAAACTTAAACTTAAAAACAAAATACTAGAAAGGAAAATAAAAAAATATGAAAACAATAATACTAGGACCACCTGGAACAGGGAAGACAACAACACTATTAAATCTCGTTGATGAGTTTATACAAGACGGTATAAGACCAAAACAAATAGGTTATTTTTCTTTCACTAAAAAAGCTGCAACAGAAGCTGCCAACAGAGCTGCAGAAAAATTTAACCTGGACATAGATAATGATTTAACTTTCTTTAGAACTCTACATTCTTACGCATTTAACCAATTAGGAATGACTCGAGAAAAGATGATGGGTAGTGAAGACTACAAAGAGTTTGGTGAGAAATGTGGTATTCCAATTAAGGTTGCAAAGTTTTCTGATGGGGATGGTACATTTAATTGTGATAACGAATACCTTACAATTATAAATACAGCAGCTGTAAAGCGAATGGATCTTCTAGACTATTACGATTCTAGAAAAAACATACTAGACATAGAACGAAACACATTATTTTTATTAGCAGAAGAATTAAAAAGATTTAAAAAAGAAAAAGGATTGAAAGACTTTAATGATTTGATTGAAGACTTTTTATTAAAAGAAACTACCAATAAGTTTGAAGTATTATTTATAGATGAAGCTCAAGACTTATCATTACTACAGTGGGAAATGGTAAGAAAGATTTGGGCAAGAGCAGGCAAGACTTATATTGCAGGTGATGATGACCAAGCTATATTTAAATGGGCAGGTGCAGATGTGGATCACTTCATAGCACTTAAAGAAGAGGTAGATGATATACAAACACTAGATCAATCTTACAGGATTCCTGGTGGACCCATACACGAGTTGTCTCAAAAAATAATTAATCAAGTACAAAATAGATTTGATAAAGATTATAAACCTAGAGAAGAAGAAGGAGTCTTAAAAAGATATTCTGATATTACACAAGTAGATATGAGTGAGGGTAATTGGTTAGTATTATCTTCTGCAAATCATTTTCTAGATCAAGTTAAAGAAGTATGTGAGCTGCGGGGGTGGTATTATCAATACAAAGGACGTAACTCTATATCTTTAAAATTATTATTAGCACTAAACAACTGGGAGTCTTGGCGTAATGGTGCATTACTTAATCACCTGGAGATAAAAAATATATATGAATACCTTGGGTCAAGTGTACTAGAAGGATTTAGAAAAGGCAAAACACTACACGCAGATAATAAATATACATTAGTAGAGTGTCAGAAAGATCACGGCTTATTAGTATCTACAGTTTGGTTTGAATCTTTTGAAGGATTAGATCCTATCACAGAGAATTACATTCGTAATATGAGGGCGAATGGTGAAACGTTAAATAGAAATCCTCGTATAATAATGTCAACTATACACGGAGCGAAAGGAGGAGAAGCTGACAAAGTTCTATTGATGCAAGACATAACAAACGCTGCACTCGAAACATTTAGTTATGACCCGGATGAATTACATAGATTATTTTATACCGGAGCGACGAGAGCGAAGCGTGAATTGCACGTTTTGGATCCAAGAGATTTTGATCGAGCTTATATACTATGACCAACAAAGAAATATTTAAAAAAGCTACATACGACTCACTAGATAAACAGGTGGGTGGAAAACATTATAAGAATATGAAGATCCAACCTGCTGAATTTATTAACGAAAACAAGTTGCTTTTTGCGGAGGGCAACGCTATAAAATACATCTGTAGACATCAATCTAAAGGAAAAGAAGAGGACGTGAGAAAAGCAATACATTATTTAGAGATGGTTCTTGAAAGGGACTACGAATGAGAAGTACCCAGATCCCGTTGTTCACACCAGAAACGGAATGGGTTATGCCAGAAGAACTAAAAGATCTTCGAGGACATAAGGAAATAGCAATCGATTTAGAGACTAATGATCCACATTTAAAAGAGCTGGGCTCTGGTAATGTCACTGGAAAAGGACACATTGCTGGCGTTGCGGTGGCCGTAGAGGGCTGGTCAGGGTATTTTCCTATCCACCACGAGTCTGGTGGTAATATG